CCAAGAACCACTTCGCAAGAACCTTGCGGAGTGTGGAGACTGCGGCTCTACTAATCTGTTACGTACTGGGTGGTACACACCAGACTTTATTCTCTCCAATGGTATCATCATTGAAGCAAAGGGTAGGTTCACCGCAGCTGATAGGCGTAAGATGCTAGCGGTTAAAGCTGCTCACCCAGACGAACGCATAGTGATGCTGTTCATGCGTGACCAACCAATAGCTAAAGGATCAAAGACATTCTATTCTGACTGGTGTCATCGACATGACATAGAGTTTGCGATAGGACAACCGCATAAGGAGTGGTACAATGGCTAGACGAAAACATAATATGAAATTGCTATACTTAGATATCGAAACGACTCCACACTATGGTTCCTTTTGGAATTTGTTCCCTAAGTTCATACCCATTAGCCAGATCAGCAGACCTACTGGCATGCTGTGCTGGGCTGCTAAGTTTGAGAACGAACGGGAGATACACTTTAGAAAACGCACAGACAAGGACCACATCTCTAAGATATGGGAGTTGTTAAACGAGGCTGACTGTGTGTGTCACTACAATGGTACGTCCTTTGACATGAAGCATCTCAATAGAGAGTTTGCTCTGGCTGGGCTTGGACCTACGACACACTACCACCAAATAGATTTACTGAAAACAGTTCGCTCTAACTTTAAGCTAGCATCTAATAAACTAGACTGGGTTAGCCAGTACTTCGGATTAGGTGCCAAGGTTAAACACGCTGGCATAGAGCTTTGGTATGGATGCGAGAGGAACGAGGCTAGTGACTGGAAGATAATGGAACGATATAACAAGCAAGACGTTAGGCTATTGCCTAAGTTGTACAAGTTCCTTACTCCGTGGATCAAGAACCATCCGAATGTGGGTCTCTTCGTCGACAATCCCACATCCTTAGTGTGTCCTATCTGTGCTAGCCAAGGCGCGCACATCCAAGGCGAAGACTTTAAGACAAAGACACAGACGTACAACCAATACACTTGTGCTAGCTGTGACACCCCGTTCAGAGAACGGTCAACCAACAAGAAGGCATCGACCTTCCTAACAGTGAGGGTCAATTAATGGAACACGAAGAATTAATGTATCACTTGGATAACCTTAGAGCTTGCGATCCTAACTACGTCGTCGACGTACTAGAGATAACCAGTGAGCAGCTAGTAGCAGATTATCTAGACAAAGCAATTAAATTCATAGAAGAGGATATGGGATGAGAAATGAAACAGCTTACGCTAACTATATACACAAATCAAGATACGCTAGATATATCCCAAGCGAGAAGCGAAGGGAGACATGGGAAGAGACTGTCATGCGGTACGTGGAGTATGTTACTGAACAGGATGCAATCAGTGAATCCACGATGCGTGAGCTTTACAATGCTATCGTTAACCACGAAGTAATGCCTAGCATGAGGGCACTGATGACAGCTGGTTCAGCTATGGAACGAGACAATGTAGCTGGGTACAACTGTGCCTACATACCAATAGATGACAGGAGAGCGTTCGATGAGATCATGTACATTCTTATGTGCGGCACTGGTGTCGGCTTCTCTGTCGAAAGACGAGCAATTGAGAAACTACCGGAGATCGCGAATGAGTTCTTTGACGATGGAACGACCACACTCCATGTTGCTGATTCAAGGATCGGATGGGCAACAGCTTATAGAAAACTTATCTCGTTGCTATATGACGGACTTGTTCCCTCCCTTGACTACTCCAGCCTACGACCCGCTGGTTCTCGGTTGGCTACGTTTGGGGGTCGCGCCAGTGGGCCAGAACCCCTTGTTCAACTCTGCAACTACACTGTCAATCTCTTTAAGAACGCCAAAGGAAGGAAACTAAATGAGATCGAATGTCACGACCTCGTCTGTAAGATCGCTGAAGTCATTGTTGCAGGTGGTGTGCGTAGGTCTGCTCTTATAAGTCTTGGTAATCTCACTAGTGAACGTCATCGCTCTGCTAAGTCTGGTCAATGGTATCTCACTGAGCCACAACGAGCACTCGCTAACAACTCAGTCTGTTACACGGAGAAGCCAGATGTTGGAGTGTTCCTTAAAGAGTGGACCTCACTCATTGAATCCAAGTCGGGGGAACGGGGCATCTTCTCCCGTTGTGCAGCTGAGGATAACCTGCCTGATCGAAGAGAGTCCGGTCACGACTGGGGTACAAATCCTTGCTCCGAGATAGTACTAAGACCTCGTCAGTTCTGCAACTTGACTGAGGTAGTAGCTAGGTCTAACGACACAGAAGAGTCCCTTAGACGCAAGGTCAGGCTGGCTACCGTACTAGGTACTCTGCAATCTAGCTTCACTAACTTCAGATACTTAGGTAAGAAGTGGCAAGACAACTGTGAAGAGGAGAGGTTGCTAGGTGTGAGCTTAACTGGCATCATGGACTCACCTCTTCTTAACAACGTACAGTGTGCTGAATTACTAGAGAGGTTAAGAGATCATGCAATTGAAGTCAATAAGAAGTGGGCTAAGAAGCTGGGTATCGCTGCATCCGCAGCCATTACCTGCGTCAAACCGAGTGGCACAGTGTCTCAACTCGTCGGGTCTTCGTCCGGTATACATCCCCGCTACTCGGAGTACTATACTAGGAGGGTGCGTAACGACATTAAAGATCCGATCTGCCAAGTCCTGATGGATCAAGGTGTGCCCCATGAAGTAGATGTAATGAACCCTAACTCTATGGTATTCTCTTTCCCTATGAAGTCACCCAAGGGTAGCGTTACCATTGATGACAGGTCAGCAATAGAACAACTAGAGCTATGGAAGGTGTACGCTGAGAGCTGGTGTGAGCACAAACCCAGCGTGTCAATCTACGTAGGTGAAGATGAATGGTTACAAGTAGGAGCTTGGGTATATGATAACTTTAACATTATGTCAGGAGTCTCGTTCTTTCCGAAAGATGAACATAGCTATCAGCAAGCGCCATACGAATCAATCGACAAGGGTATGTATCAAGCGCAACTCAAGGCTATGCCAACTATCGACCTTGAGTTTGAGGAGTTGCTCGATAGCACAACGTCGTCGCAGGAGCTAGCGTGTCACGCTGGTCAGTGTGAATTATGAATAAATACGACGTTAGGTGTACAAGCTGTGCGGCTGAGTACGAGGAGCTGAGGCGGTCTGGTGACCCTGTGACTAGCTGCCCAGTGTGTGATAAACCCGGACGGACTATATGGAAGTCTGTCCCTATACTGGACAAGGCTAAGGATCCGTTTGACTTACTACATGGGGCCATACCTGATCCCAAACCAATAAAGTCATTCGCCAACGACAGGCGCAAAGGAGGCAAGGACCGTTGAAGCTAACAACTGTACTGAACAAGGACGAACGAGTGTCTGACTTGACAGCACTAGCGACACGAGTATGGCCCACGCGTTATTATCCGTGGGTCCACCTGTGCACTGTACACAATCTTAGGTTAACTGTGCGACGCTAGTTACCATCCCTTTAGGGATGAATAACTTAGCTGCAACCTCGTTGGTTGCGTCGTAGGTATCTGTGGCAAGGACATAGCCATGCTTGTTCTTACAGATAAGGAAGCCTACTGTCTTCCTATAGATAGGTGTAGTATCTTTAGCAGTGGCTGGGTCGAAGTCATTGGGGCAGATGAAGGCATCACCCCAAGAGATGACAACAACCTTATACTGTTTAACCTTCACACTTGGCTTTGAACTGTTGATTGTGTACCCCAACTATAGTTTCTATCACAACTATGTGAGCTTTCAAAGAAACATCATTGAGAACTACACTAGAGAATGCTTCCTCGTTAGCATTCTTTAGTTCTCTTTGTTGTTCGACTGATATACTTTCAAGTACTGGTCTCTCAGGGAGACACAGAGGTTCAATCAAATCTCCTTTGAATAGAGTACAACCACTAGTAGTCATCAGGATTAGTAAGGTTGTCAACACCTTCAAAGTCTTCTCCTTTCTTCTTTAGTTCTTCTTTTATTTCTACCCGTCTTCGACGGTAGATCTTCTCTTGTTCTTTGATTGCTTCTCTCTTCACACGTTCAGCGTGTACCGTGGCCTTCATCGTGTCAGCCTTGACAAGTGCTCTATCCCTTGCACCCTTGAGGTACTGTAGTCTAGCGAAGAACGCTAGCACAGTGAGGATAGCACCACCTATCACCCAAAGGTTCTTATTTATTTTTAGGATTAAACCAGATAGCATTATTTGTTACACTCCGTAGGATGATGTTGATTAAACCAACCACTGCAAACGTGATAGCATAAACTTCTGGGGTGAGCACAGGCTGGAGAGTAGGAAGTAGACCTACTACCCCAGCTGCTATTGCGCCCCCGACTGTTAAGCCATTGAACCAAACAGTCTTACTCTTGTACCAAGGTTTTTTGTTCATCATACTAAACACTAAACAATGAGTACTGGATTGTAGATGTCCCAGTCACGAATCCCTTGTTGCCAGAGGCAGTGAAACCACCTCCGGTATTAACGTCAGTCCCATCTAAACCAAATGTTAGGGTAGTGCCTGATATTAGCACAACTCCGGCTGCTGGCTGTGCTGACCCGGCGTCAACGAGGCCCATTATAGGGACAACTTGTCCGTAATTAGGAGTAAGTGCGGCTGGTAAATTAGTTATCGTCCATGTTGTAGCGTTACTGGTTCCTGTAAAAGTACCAAACGCAAAGATTATTGTCACTGTGTCTAGGGATTTGTTCCATCTTACTGTGGGTGTGGTTGGATCAGCAGAGAACCCTGTGAGAGTCGCAACAAAGCTACCAGTGGTAGATGCAGAAGCATCTATCTCAGCTTGCATCTCAACTAGAGTAGCTTCTACGTCAGTAGCTGTCCAGTTACCTGCTGCGTCTTCGACGCCCACTAAGCTAGCACCCTGCGCGTTAGCATTAGAAGCTAAATTAGATGAAACAGCTCCGAGGTCAGTGCTCTACATTGGTAGCTGCCATGTTCCCAGCTGAATCCTCTACCCCTATGATGCTAGCCCCTTCACTAGTTGCTGTACTGGCTAGCTCAGAGAACGCACCCTCTACTGTGGTGGCAGTATAGTTAGCACCACTGTCTGCTAGGGTGGTGAGTGCTGCTGTGCTAGTAGTGGATACGACACTAGCCGCAGCTAACTGTGCTACTGTGCAAGCATCTTGGTTGTTAGCGCCATCAGTTACGTTGACTATTTTATTAGAGTTCAAGTCTAGGTTAGCACCCATAGTGTTAGGAGCTGTGCCATCCCTAGACAGAGTGTTCTCTATTGCTGCCTCTATAGCTGTGTTGTTTGCATTGTAAGTGGCTATACTTAAGTAGCCAGCTGCAATGTCAGTGAGTGTTACCTTCGCCATTATCTTCCCTTTTGTGTGTGTTCGACGTCGTGGTCATCAAAGTCGTCACCAAGTTCGATGACTCGTCGTTGTAATTGGTTAATTCGTTCTTCTGCTCTAGGTAAAATGCCTCTAGATATTTGTGATTTTAATTCAGTTATGTAGTTGCTTTGTTCGTTTAGACTTGCGCCTACTATTTCTAGTCTAGCCTCTAGCTTTAACATCCAAAGCACAGCAGACATAAAGAGTACGCCTAAGCTAGCGATAGACACTGCTAAGGCTGCTATATCCCCGTAAGAACGGGGCTTGTAACCATTTAGTTTAGGACTTGCATCCATTCGTTAATCCTCTAGTTGAAAGTGAGCTAGGTCTTTGAAGGTCCAGTGACCTCCCCAAGTGATCTGCACACCAAGTGTGTTTGCTGCTTTGTAAATGTAAGTTGCCATCTTGTAGAAGGTAGCATCGTCGTTGTCAAACCCACCGGGCCAAGGGACTATGTCAACTGCCTTAGATGGGGTGCTATTGTGCTTAGAGTTAGGCCACTGTAGCTGCGAGTGTCCACTCTCGTAAGCTTTGTTCTGCTTTTCTTTCCCTCTAGTACCACATATCACAGAGAAATCAAAGTCTTTGATTGCTTCACCTAGTACATCCTGTATCTTGGTGTCACACGTATCTAGCCTCGCTCTACTAGCCCTACCAAATGAAGGCACTACTTAATACTACCATCTAATTGTTTTACTTTAGACTTTAGTTCTGGTTTGTCAACAAAGAGATCGACAGAGTCTATCTCATCTTCTGTCCTAGAAGAAGCAAACCGTGGATTAGGTGGAGCATCAGCCGAATCAATCATTGCCTGTGTCTTTTTTCTTAGGTCAGCTGTTAGCACAGCCTCTGCCTCCCCGTACAGATTCTCGTATGCTCTGTGTGAAAGAGCTTGTACGTCTTGATACTCTAAGGTCTCGAACATCATGTTGGTCAGCTCCTGCCCTTTAGGAATTAACTCGTCACTACCATATAGATAGCTCAATATAAATCCTATGTTATCTTTGGCATTAGCGCTAGCACCATCGACCTCTGCCCTTAGATCAGTAACAGTCTTTGTGTCGCCTTGTCTGATAGCAGCCATATACCGCAAGGTTAAGGGATTTGTGACAAGCTCATTAGCAGCTTCGTCTATTGCCCCTGCTTGCATCAATGCATTGTATAGATCATCAGGAGCTTCATCTCCAAGATCTATTAGGTCCATCACCTCAGTCATGACACTAGCAAACTCGTAGTTATTCAATGAATTTGCAACATCAGCTGGGTTACCTCCTTGGGCAAACCCTTCTACTTGCTGTATTACGTGCTGTACTTCGTGAAGAACTGTTTCCATTAGTTCATCCATGTTTTTATTATTTTTTGTTGTTATGTTATCTACTATGTTCTTTCCAAACATACTCGTAGAACCTTTTACATGCTTTCCCTCTGGGTAAACAAACTCTAGAACTGTCGGTGTGTCTTGCTGTACACCTAAATTCATATTTAGTTTCATGTTTCTTAGTTGAGGATAGGCTTCATAAAGCTGTTCGTGTTCTAGTATATCACCTAGTCTAAAAGTAAGTTTAGATACCCTACCTTCATTATTTTCTAGTGCTTCTTTCAAGATTCCTTTTACTCTACTATCATTTTCTATACGACTCATATTTATTTTAGCATTAGCATCACTTAAGTAGAAGCGTGGTTCACCGTCTTCACCTTTGTACCAACCAGTCTCTTTCCAAAGAGTTTTGTCGTAGGCAGGGACGCTGTCTGCTTTTGCTAAGAATTCTTTTAAGTTGCCTATTTTATTAGAGGTGACAGCACCCATGCCGAGTACCGAAGCACCAGTCAACTTAGCAAACCCAGCAAACTCACCAAGTCCGGGTGTAACTAACCCCGTAGCTAACATAGAGAGATGCTCAGGGTCACCACCAATGAACTTAGCAATCTGTTCTGAGTTACCCGGCACTGCCGTAAGCATATCAGGTTTGAATTTCATAGAGTCAGTCTCTAGGAGCTGCCTATCTAGATCTTCATAGGGCATAGTGGGTGTCATACCGATACCCATAGTGCCACCTGCTGGCATAGCCAAAGCAAGTCCAGCCATATCAGAAACAGAACCTACTATATTAGCAGCTGCGTTCTTTACAGTGGTCACAGCAGATCTAGGGATGTCTTGAAACCAGAACTCATTAGAGGTAACTGCTCCCCTCCAAGTAGCTTCTTCCATTTGTTGCATTGCAGCCGCACCTCTCTGCCCAAGTTCTTCTTCTGACAGCGTGGCAGTTTCATCTTGTACTGAGGTTATGCCTTTCCTTCTAGCATTCTGTACGTTCTTAAACTCGTCTAATGCTTGAATGGCTTCTTTGTTTACATTAGTTTCCATTTGAAACGTCGTCCATCACCTTAAAGATTGCGTCCATTCCATTACCAGAAGAAGGTGCCCAAGCCAATCCGTACTGTACACTAGTAGCATTAGGATTTTTACCGTATGCGTGGTGTGCTTGAACCCTTGTGTAGTTAGTAGCTTCTCTTGTTAAGTTCTCAGCTGTAGCTTCTAGTTCTCTAATCCATTTAGCTCGTTCTAGTTCTCTGTTCTCAGACACGGTCCTTAAACCAAAAGCTGAGACTACTGTAGTCTCCGTAACAGCAGCATCTGGTATAGGAAGCGCGGCATTTACTGCTTCTTCGTTGACAGTGAAGGTCACTTGACCAGCCTCAAGTAGTTGAGAAGTGTCTATGTCTAGGTACTCTAAAGCGGGACCACTATCCCTGCCAACTGTTTGACTAGCTTGTGCTACTATCTCCTCTCTCCATACTGGTGTAGGATCTAGCTGTGTTTGTACATCATTCTCAATTCCAAAGATAAGATCCCGTACAGTAGGGGAACCCCGTCCAGCTAAGTCCATGTTAGTAACTATAGCAGGGTCTGCTAATACTAATCGTATTTGAGCTTTCTCGTCTGTGTCAAGATTATCTAAACCTTCGTAGGTACTAGCTAAAGTCTGGAAACTCTTAGCGTAGCTACCTAGATTCAACTCTGCGCTCTTGGGGTCTTGCAGTTCTGGAGTAGCTGCTTGTCTTTGTATTCTATACAGTCTGTCAACCTCATCAGCTGCTATAACTGTTGGATCATTTGTTTCTATTCTCCCACCGGGGGAGTTACTTCTGTTACGTGCATTTGCTCTCGCCCTTCTACGTCCGTCAACAGTGTCCTCACCGTTAACTACTACGTGATCTGAGAGAACTGACTCAAACATCTTCTCCATCTCTGGGACCATTCCATTTGTTATGTCGCCCATTGCCCACTTAGAACTAAAGTCTAGGTTCATAGCTACAAATGCTTGCATAGACTTTTGAGTGACTTGTGCTAAGTCTTCAAACTGTCTTAGAACTGGAGCATTATCAAGTAGTGCGTGACCACGCATCTCTCTTTGTGCGTTCATCAAGATCCCAATTTCAGTAACATCACCAGTTTCTATCAACCCTTCAATTGTTTCTAGATCCTCTATATGTGCGTCTAATCTTGCTTTCTCAGCTTTGTACTCGTCTGAGTCTGAGAATCTACCCCTCCAGAGTTGATTGAACTCATCTCTCATTTCCATTCTTGTTCTAACTAGTTGTGTTACTAGATCTTGTTGGACACCATTGTAGTATTGAGCTTGGATCTCATTGAGTTGAGTCTCCGTTATGTTACCTAGTTCAAAGTTTCTCTTAGCGTCATTCATTTTAGTTAATGGACCAGTAAACTTATCATAGAATTTATTCTCAGCGTCCCTCTTCTTGTTGTATTGTCTAGCAAATGCTGGTGATCCGTACGTTAATCTAGGATCTATCCCAAGTCTCTTTGCGTCATCTTTAATACCTTGGACCCAGTCAGCTGATATTGCGCTTTGCCCAGCACCTGCGTTAGTTGACGCATCTGCCAGCCCCATGGCTGTCAATACAGGGCTTGTACTCATAAACCTAGAGGCTTCAGCGTCTAGTTCTGCCCGTAACCACCCATACTTGCTCTTAGCAGATGTCAGTTCTTGTTGCATTAACAGGATAGCTCTGTTACGTGTGCCAACTGAGGTAGCTTGGTTAGCCATAGCTTGGTGCTTACGCATTTGGTTTACAAAGGTTACTGTTGGACCCTCGTTACCACCATATGCCTCAGTCTGAAACTCATTGAACGTAGGTTCTTGAGACTCTGCCTCTGCTTGGAGCAACGCTTGTTGCTGGGCCATCTCTAAGTCACCACGTAGGTCTGCTTTGGCAGCTTCGTTGATTACGTTCTTGGTAGTGTCTAATATCCCTCCCAAAGCACGAGCTTCGCCACTCCTGTCAACTGTCCGTGTACCACGGTTTACGTCATTAAATCTTATGTCGCCTAATTCTGCCATGTTAGTCTCTTATGTTTGGATTGTTGGTTATTACACGTTGCTGCATCTCAGCATCATTCAAGATACGCTCGTCAAGTGAGTCATCTATCCACTGCTCTAGTTTTTTCTGTTGCTGTGGGTCTGTAATCAGTTGATTCACATAATCCTTAGCTTGAGCTGGGGTCAACTTAGACGATGTGATAGCTTCTGCGAGTATAGCTATGGGTGTCTTAGATGGATCGTTGTCATCGAAGTTACTTAGCATAGCACCCTTAATAACCTCCATCCGTCTGCCATCAGGGGCCATCTCAGCCAGTATACCAGTCCATCTAGCGATGTCTTGGAAAGAATCCCTATCTAGTTCACCATCTCTGTACAAAAAGAACTGTTGCTTAAGGAATCTATTGATACCCATTTGCATATCTAGTACTATTTCGTCGTTCTTCCTTATATCATCTTGTAGCTCGTACCATTGCATCTCTGCTACTGTTCTAGCACCGAAAACACCTCGTGCTACCATAGCCAACCACGTAGGTTGGAGATCTATAGACTCACCTGAAGCGTGGTAGAGCCTACCATGCTTGTAGCCTAAGTGAGCTAGCGTTAAATCATTAAACTGTGGGAATAGTTTCTTTGAGTACATATCAGCAGAGAGCACAAGCTTGTCAGCAGCTGGCATATCAGTATTCATAGTCTGTCGCATGAACTCCCAGCCCTCTAACAAAGCAGATGCCCTGTTACCAAATGGTCCTAGCATACCTTGAGCTGGATTCTCTATGATCCCACCGAGAGTCATCTCTACGAACTGGTTTATGTTAAGAACTGGGGTGAACGACTCTGTATCAAGAGGAGTTTCCATCATCTTGTTGACAGTTGTTTGAATAAGACCAGCACTCAACAAGTCAGTTACTGTAGCACCCGGCATACCGGGAAGCTCTTGGTCTAGGTACTCACCCATGCCTATACCAGTTAAACTTTCTCTCGTCCAGTCCCTCAAGCCTATCATATTGGCACCAAACAAGGTGAACCCAGACGCCCATAGTTTCACTACGTCTTTGCCTTTCAAAGCAGGGTTCTGTCCTAGCATAGCTAGTGCTACTTTGTGTGTGAATGCCAAGAATTGTGTAGTGACACTCCAAGCACCTGATTGATATGCAGCATTGTTTGGCCGGGACATACTAAGAGATAGGTTCTCTGTGTCTATACTTACTTGTTTCCAGTCTTCGTTGGTTAATTGGGTCAAAGACTTGTAACCATTGCGTTTCATAACCCGTCGATAAGCTATATTGTATGTACCTATCTTGTTCAAACCTTCACCTTTGTCAAACCCGTACTTCTTAAGAGCACCGACTACGGCGTTGGTGCCAGACCGTACACCGTACAGCATCTTAGAGGTAATGGTCTCCTTTGGCAATGAAGTCTTCCTGAACCTAGACGTACCTCCTGCAAAGGAGTGTACATCTACTACATCAAGGGCACCAGACTTCTCAAACTGTGTGACAAGAACCTTAAACTCTTTTTGAGTTAAGCCCATTGTCTTAGCCAATGATTTGCTACTGTAACCTGTGTCAAATCCAGACTTAATATAGTTAGTGTGGGCTATGCTGAGTGCAAAGGAGTCTCTCAACCCTTTACCTGAGAGTACATAGGCAGGGTCAAGACCCGCTAAGAACAGGGGCTGTGAAGCCTGTAGTGCAGCCTGTCTAAATGGTCTGAATACCATGAACGCATAGAAAGCAGTGCCTCGTGCTAATCTAATTGGGTCAAAGTCAGAGACCTTCCTCTCTACCCATCTCATCGTACCGGGCTTAAACCCTCCCTTTTTGTTCAACATCCTGTCTGTCCAGACAGCTGTCTCTAAAACCCTAGCCCTCATCCACGGCACAACTGGACTGTCAACTCCTTCGAGTTGTCGGATGTACTTAGCTATACCAAGGGCATCTTTAATCTGTTTCTTAGCTTCTGCCCCAGCTACGTTGTTAACTCTCTTGCTTAGAGCGTCAACAACTTCACTCATGTTGTCTGCTGTCACGTTTGATTCTTTTAACAGGTTAGCGTAGTCTCTAGAGAAGGCGTTCTTAGCTGCTCTTAGTATATCTTCCTCTAGGTTTTGCCTAGAAGATAGTGCAGCTCCCCTCTCAAGCGACTTGACAAAGTCTTGTAGCTCTGCTTGGTTGCCATTTACGTTAGCTAGTCTCTCTTGGTTCCTGCTATCCCAGAATAACCTGCCATCTCGTTGCAAAGTTTCCTTTAATCTGTATGTTTGGTCTGTTTGGTCAAGATCCTTGGCTCTTTTAAGGTAAAATTCAGCACCATCTTTGTCTGTGTAGACCTCTACGCCGTTTACTACGCGCCTTTTGCCTACCCTGTTTAACCATTGGGTGCCTTCTAGCTCTGAACTGGCTGTCTTGAACGCAGTTTCTTGTCCTTTGGATCTAATCCCATCTACTTCTACATTCCCAGTCTTCTTCATCACGTAATAAGGATCTTCGTAGAACCTATAACGGTAACCGGGGTAGTACGCAAGTGGTTGTGTAGATAGATCTGTTACTTTGTAGTCAGACCCGTCAACTTTCACAAAGGTAGACTGCTTGGTTCCGTTAGATCCGGGTATATCAATAGCAGAGTCAAGTTTCATTAAGCCACCACCATCATTGTAGAGCGTAGCTATGTCTTTTTGATCTAGCTGCACACTCTCTCGTCGAACTGGGTCGTATACAGTCTTCTTTCCTTTAACTTCTTCTCTGTCTAGTAGTTTACCGTGGTATGTAGCAGCATTAGGGTCAAGTGGTTTAGCTGTTTTGTACCCTAAGCCATTGAACTCTAAGTAAAGCCTACGATTAAACACTTCGTATTGTGTGTCCATCGCACGTTGGACAGCCATTAAACCTTTTTGTTGAGCTTCTGTTGCATTAGGAAACTGTGCTAGTGTATCATACAACGAAGGAGACACACCGTGCTCTTTACCAAAGTCTTCAGCCCAGTCACTTATCTGCCCAACTACCTTCTTGTCTTTTGTATTAAGATTATAGAAGGGCTTTAGCATGCCTTCAAACAACCTATCAACTCTATTCTGTTGAGTGAAGCTTTCTTGGAATGCTCCTGTTAGTTCGTCACCAAACCTAGCGTTTGGTGTCAAGGTCCAATCAGGCATAACACTGTTCCGTAGAGTAGTGTCGCCAAAGGCAACCTTATCTGTTGGGTGATACGCTCTAAAGTTCTCCCATTGGAGAAAGAACTCGTCCCCTAGTATCTCGTCTACTGATCTGGTGTCGCCAGCTCTCTTAGCAGCCTCCCGTTCGTACCTAAGAAACTCAATAGATCCGGGTCTAGCATTCTTTGATCGTCTTATCAGCTCTTGATCTGACATTTTAGCTACGTCAAGTACAACCATACGAGCAAACTCGTCAGGTGTAACGTCAACCTTCTCTAGCTTGTTGCTTGAGTTCCGTCTAAGGATTGTCAGTTGCTCTAGACGCGGGTCTAGTGCTGTCAAGTCGGGTACTAGGTCATCGAATGAACTCCAGCCTTCTTCACCATTCTTAGCCATGACCTGCCAAACCTGTACACCATCCTCAAGTTCTTTAGATACTGACATAGAGGGTGCTACTACAGCCCTGTCACCTAGATCTAGAGTAGACTTTGCTTTGTCTCGTGTGGCAGCCCTGTCTGCATCATTGAATACCCTGTCGAAGCGTCCTTGGTGGGCTTGCAAGATAACGGATTCTTGTCTATCTAGTGATTCACTAAGCTCACGTATGCCCGGTAGACCAACTGTCCTGTCATCTATAAACTCAGACGGTCTGTGTAGGTTGCTCAGTGCTATTTCTGCTGGATCTAAGCCCATCTCTTTAGCGACTTCGTCAGAGAAAGCCTCTTGTGCTTTAGCTTGGAACTGTCTGTTGGCTGTGTGTCGTGCAGCGTTCGTCGCTGTACTGGCATCTGAGGCTGTCCAGATGGACTTAAGACCTTTACCACCGTGCCTAAAGAGAACCAACACAGAGAATAAGCCTTCAGCTGCTGACTCGAAGTTACCCCAGAATCTGTCCCATGCTACGTCAGTGTCGCTACCACTCAGTACACCGTCAGTGAAGGTAGCTTCAAACAATTCTAGTACTCCGAACTGTCTAATCAATGGACCCATAGCAGGGTCACTCTCTAGGTCAGTGACAGCCTTCACTATAGCTGACATAGCTTCTTGTTTTTCGGGATCTGACATGGCTCCAAAGGCTTCACGCATTACTTTGCGCTGCTCACCCAGTAGCCACACTGGTTGATCTTCTGTTGGGATCTTCATAGCATCCATCACAGTTCTACTTAGCCCTATCTTAGAAGCTACATTGTAGAACGGGATTAGCTCTTGTCCTATGCCATCCAAGACAGCACCGAACCCTTCGATTCCGTGGCTAGCTACGAACATATCCCTAGTGTATCGTAGTAGCTGCTGAGACTCTGTCCTAGCAGCTGTGCGTAGTGTCTCTATCTCAGGACCAGTCAGTCTTTCGTAGACTCCTTGGGCCTCAGAAGCTGGTCTGTCACCTAGCCCAGCTGACATGTACGAGTACATAACTACGTTATGGTGTGTAGCTTTGGATAGGTCTGCCTTTGTTATGGCAAAGTTAACTCTCTCTGTCTTTTTCTCAGGTGAGAGTTCCATTATAGTATCTAAACCAATCTCATCAGTGATAAGACCCTCTGATACTTGACGACGTAGATCATTTATGACAGAGTTCTCAATAGTACCAGCCCCACTTGAATCAAAAGCTCCTTGGCCGCTTTGATTTAATGATACCCTTTGGTTATATGTCAGCTGTTCACCATCAATTAAGTGCTCGGAGTGGGCGTAGTTGTTAGCTGCACCGGGTGTAACAGCAAATCCTTTAGATTCAGGTGGCACAAGTGTTGTCACTCTAGGTTGTTCTTTAGTCAACAGGCTTGTGACAGCATCTGCTTTAGTCATCATTGTCGCAGGATCAGGGCGTTTGCGTACTAGCTCCTCCATTTAACACCACCAGAACCAAAGCTAACAAATGAATTAACGAAGCTAGCTGCTTGTCCAAAGGCTTGCGCCCTGTAGTTGTACTTAGACACACTGTTCTGTGCTGCCGTGAATTGGGCACCTAGTGCATCTGCTTGGTCAAACTCACGTAGTGCTGTCTGTGCTTGTGATCTCTCTGAGGCAGCTGTTCCTTGGAACGCTGAACTCTCTACACCAACACCTGCACTCACTGAGTTAATGATGTTAGAGGCTGCTGCTTGTCTAACCGTGCGTAAGAACTGCCTCTTAGATTGCTTGTTCTGCAATCTATTAGCTTTACGTTGTGCTTCGTTAGCTTGCTGTTGTGCTTTTGAGGACTTCTTAGCACTCCTTGCTGAGAGAAGGGAGAATACTGCCATTATAGTGCCTTTGCATAAGTTGTTTCGGTGTGTGAATAGCCACGATCTATATAGTAGTCGTGCATATCTGTACTAGATGTCATCTCTCCAAAAGAAACTAGATCGACTTGGTCCTCTAGATCTTTCTCTAGTTGATCCATTAGTGCGGAGCCTGTCGCTCCTCTAAAGTCTGGGTGTACAAAGAAGAATACTTCTGTTGCTACTGAAACCTTTGGATTAAATATCATTGGTACTATCATAGCACCAACAAACCCTATTATCTTACCATCTTCTTCAGCTACCCGTAGGTAGTGTTCCTCGGCTAGTTCCTGTAGTAGTTCTCTTACTGCGTCTTCGTTGTACTCTATACCAGCTGATACATATGGAGTCAGCTTCCAGAAGTGTTTACCGTACACTAGTAGTACAGGTATGTCTTTACTTGTTATCTCTCTTATCATACTCTTCTAGTCACTTTGTAGTTTGTTTGGAATCCTAAGATGTGTGAATCTTTATCTTCTGCTCCATCGAACCTGAGCTGTAGGGATCTCCCTCTGCCTCTTACCTTGTTCCTTGTGACAACCACAGGGTAGCCATCAACGTCATTCACCCCTGAAGGGACGAACTGTCGTGTGTGTCTATATACCTGCTGTTGCCCAGAAGCTTTTGCTGTAGTATCAGGATAAGTAGCTCCCCCTTTGCCTGTAATTGGGTCGTCTGTCCAATCCCAGTATGCACTCATCAGAGTGCTTGACTCGTTCACAGGGTCAAAGCCACCACCAGCAGCAGTGTACCCAGTCTCCGTCCTCTTAGAGAACACAGTGATTACTGGAGCCTGTCTCCTGCGTTGCCAGTCACCTATGCCATCGTGTCCAAACACTAGGTAAGGTAGAGGTCCGTTATTACCGTCCCAATCATCGAAGGTAGTTTGATCGAAGTCTGCTATCTGTACAGTAGTAGTACTAGCTTGGTAAACAAACTTAACCTTCTTATTGTTGGAGCTGTCATCAGCGTTAGGAATAGCAAACCCACACAACAACACGTTGTTAGAGGGCCTGTTAAATGTGTACTTAGCCCAAGCACTAGACTTCACATCGAAGACTAGCATTGTATTTACACCATCGACACTAGCACCGTCAGAGCCATACAAGACGTATAGACGACGAATACTGTCATCATATACCATAGAGCAATTCTCTTGTTCTGCATCAGCTACTTGGTTCCACAGTGTTTGTATTGTTTGTTCAATTGCATTCTGTACTTCTAGTTGTCCTGTGTACTGGTTAGGGGCTATCAACATCATGCCTCCCGGTCCTGAGTACACCAGTGTATCTTCTATCTTAGAGTAACCATCAGCTGAACTACCACCTAAAGTGGTTAGCTTGCGTACTGAGTAGCCATCGGCTGTAAAGACACCACGTTGGCCCCCTGAGATTTCCCACACACCATCCCTTGCTATGACAATGAGTGAGTTCCTAACAGAGACTAGGTTAAGTACACCACCCATGCCGGGTATAACTATAGTACCACCGTCAGTGGCTACTAGAGCGTTAAAGTTCTCGTCAGTTGGGTCAGCCTCTTGGTAGCACCTACCAAACTGTTCCTGTGTTTGGGCTACTTGTGAAAAGACTATAGTGTCTGCGAACTCTTGGTTCTTCATGCCACCGTAGAAGATTCTACCTGCGTGGAACTCGATAGCGTCAAACGAATCACCGTGTTCAGCACCACTAGCACGAGCTAGAGAAGTACCTGAACCATCTATTGAACCAAGTGCTTCATACTGACTAGTGAACCCACCAGTATAATTGTTAAACAAATCCGCATGGAAACTTTCGTATGTAAATGTTATTGTGTTCGGTGTAGCGCCACCAGTTGGTGCTGGTAGAGGATCAGCAGTCCAATTACCGTCTAAGCTACCAGTCACTGGACCTGAGTTTCCAATACCTTCAGGCAAAGTAAACTGGTAAATAAATTGGTTACCGTCTATAGTGAACTCATCACCCGGAGTAAGTCCGTGAGCATCAGCAGTTGTTAGTGTGACTGTCCAGTCGTCACCATCTGCTACCTGTGTCCACGTTGAGATGGTTGTTGCTATTACTGCTCCTGTGCCACTGGCACCTGAACCGTAACCAAACGTAGAGTTGTACGGGTCGATAAACAGTGAACCACGAGGGGCCGAACTACTTCCAAAAGCTTCGTTCTCTAGCTTTGTTGAGTTCCAGCCGCGGGTCCCGTCTGCTTCTGCAATACTTCCAGCATATGTTCGTTCATATCCTTTGTGCCATATAGCGTTCTTACTAGGGAACTTAGACAGGTCTACGTCGTACTGAGTTATCCTGTCTTCTCTCCAACCTCTGTTGCGTAGGTTGTACCTGTGTGTTTCTGTTAGTGTTGCTGGTTCGTAAGCTACAGCTACACCATCATCCAAGTCTCCAAAGTCTCGTACTCTGAGAGAGATCTCTGTAGATGAAAAGGCACCTGTGTCTTGGTCATACGTTACATAGAATGATTTGATGTAAGGACCAGAGACAAACAAGTAACCCCGTCCCGAAGAAAACGAAACGGAGTTCTTGTTGACATTAGCTGTTGTAGCAGCAGGGGAATAGAAAGGAAGGAAGCTTATGTTGCCACTAGCCCACCCATCTGACACAGTCTCATCAGCGTCAGCGAAGTGGATAGTAGAACCACTTCTAAAGCACAGTATCTTCTTGTCTGGGTCTCCCCCAGCATTCGTCCAAATGTAGGCTTGGCTCTTATCACCAGCAGCAAAGGTTGCTACTGTATGTGCAGCACCAGCCCCTGATTCTGTGGCAAGTCCTTTCCTACGTCGTCTGGAGCCATCGACTAAGAGTTCATAGTTCTCTTCGTCCCTAGTGAAACCATCAGGGAAGTTGAGTTCATTAATCTCAGTGTTCAGACCACCATTCAATCTGAAGAATGCTTTGCTATTTCTTGCTTCCTGCGTCATTCTTTGCCTTTACTTTAGGTTTAGATTTGGCTGCTTTGAGTTCAGCTTCTTTGTGAAGCATTTCTTTGAGAAATTCTTTCTTAGCAAGGTCAGCTTTCTCTTGTAGTTTAGCTTCCACCTCTGCTAGTGCTTCTCGTTCAATCCTCTGTTGTCTCTTGTCTGCATTATCCCAAGTTTTTTGTACATACCCTTTCATCTTGGTTATCAACAAACTCGGCTTGGTCCATTTACCAGCAAACTCTTTCGGTATTACTGCATTCTCTTTAGCGTCTTTGTACGAGGCATGGCATAAGCCACTCTGTCTATTGGAATGTACTTCCCATTTTTTACCTAGTGCATCAACTAAAGCTTCTATATTATTCTCACGATTAAGGTCAAACGGTTGCTCAGACATGGTCTGTCTCTCCTATTTCCGGCCGTAGTTCGGGCCATTATCATTATCAGTATTTTTAATTATGCGTCGTTGGCGTTGAGCACGTGTCTCTGCCCTACGTCGCGTTCGATCAATCTCTGCTGTAATACCGTCCTTGTAGAGATCGAAGTACATTGCACGAGCCTCGCGTTTAACGAGTACGGCTAAGTGCTTTGGTAAGCTAATGACAGAAGCATCAGCTAGTACTAGGGTAGGCTTTTGTACGCCGTACGCCAGTACCTTAGACTTCTGCAAGTTAGTCTCAAGTGCAGAGTCAAAGCTATCAAAGACAAGCTCGTCAGAGCCTTCGTCCATGACAGTGTAGAAACTAGGAGCTTCATCGTTCCGTACAGGAATGATGTGCCCAGTGCTTAGTGTGACCGCAGTCACTGTAGAGTCTGATGTAGACCTACTAGATACGTGGTTAATGAAAGCATCAACGTGCATATAGGTTACTGGTTCGTACTTCTGTACACCACCAGCAGTAGCTTTCTTATCGTAACGTATCCATTCAATAGTGTGGAACCCTTCTGGTCTAGTCATTACGTTGGGTGTAGTACCATCGGTAGCGTCTAGTTGCTTTAGGGTCTTAGTGTATTCAAAGTCGTGAAGGTCAACTACTTGGTCAAAGCAATCCCGCACTACCCGCGCGCACTGGTCTGACTCAACTGTATCAGTGATTGAGTTGACATCATCCCCGTCAGCATCTGATAGGAGGTCTTGAACCACTTCTAAAAGTGTTAGTTTACTCATATGTTAAATACCTTATAGCTCTAGTCATCATTGTGGTGTCATCATCAAATAATCCTAGAGCATTGTTACACTTATGGCATAGTAAGCCACGGACTGTACCTGTCTCATGGCAGTGGTCTACATGAAGAGACCTCTCTGAATGCCTATCACATATGGCGCATGTCCCGCCCTGTAGGGCTAGCATCTCTTCGTAGTCTGCCTGAGTTACTCCGTATAGTCGCTTTATTGATCGCCAGCGATAACACTCCTTGCATTCTGTCTGTAGATGATCTACTGTGTTCTTATGGGAATAGTAGTCGCTCGCGGACTTTATTTCGTTACAAGTCTTACACTGCTTTGCCATTTGTTTTCCTTTAGTAAAGGGAAAGGGCTAGACATCCTAGCCCACCCTGTTAATCGTTTGTTTCTACTAGTCCGTGGGCTTCCAGCACAGTAATAATACTGTTGATAGCTACCCCAAGAGCATTGTAAAATCCTTCTAGTTCCAATTCGTTAGCGGCAGACAAATCAGCAGCTGTATCCGTAATAGAGTGTGCAACTACGGCAGCTGTAATAGCAGCCTGTCGTTGACCTATCAATGGACTACCATCTGCGTCAGCCATTTGCGAAGCGTGTTTCTTTAATGTTGCCATTATTTACTCCTTAGTAAAAGGTTCCCCCACCCGAAGGTGGGGGTTCCTCTGGTTACTACAGTGCTACGGCAGCAAGGGCTGCATAGCTGGGCGGCAGGTACTCAACAGTGATCTCAACAATACCGGAGGTAAAAGCCTCGGTGTCGTAAGAACATGCGACTACACAGTCAGATAGTGAGACTGAACCCACAGGCGTACCGACAACAGTCGTTCCACCAGTATCAAGCTGCGCAATCAAAACACCAGCAAGAGCATCGCTCTTTAGAGAGATAATCTCACCGACTGTACTCATACGTGCTTCAGTTAGGGCATCAGCTATACCGTTAGCGTCATCAACTACAGGAGTAGCTAACGAGCCACGACCCCATGTACCAATGTCTAACGTCGCTCCGTTACCAGCAGAGCCAGCAGCTACGATTGTCTGCACGTAAGCATCAGTGATGATACTTCCGCGAGGAATCTGTGCCGCTTGCGGTGCAATTGAAGCGTCTGTTGCTGCATCCAGAAGGTTAGCCAAAGTAACACGCATCTTTTGAATGTGCTTACCTCCCTCACCTTGTACTGCTGCAACTTCGTTGTCTTCGGAGTGTGTTCCAAAGCCAACAATTAGCCCGTCACTATTCGTCCAAGTATTTCCTCTAGACATAATCTATACTCCTATACTTGGTCGGTGTCAGTTAAGACAACGACGAGATTTTCAGGACGGTATACTTTCAAACCGTATCGTGCAGTCGTGACATACTCTTCACGCTGCTTGTTGATGTTGTACTGAGCATCCACTTTAGGCGTTTGACGCATTGCACCCATGAAAGGTACGATGTCGCCAGAAGCAGCAGACATAAAGATGTTGCATACTCCAGCAGCAGTCGTCAAAGCTCCCGGTCCTGCGTCAATTGACTCAACACCGTTTTGCGTTGCACCAGAAGCAGTAAGGTAGTTCGACACGTAGAAGTCGAAACCGAAGATGTTCTTAATAAAGCGCATATCCGATCCGATACCAGTTTCGATGATACCTTCCCAACGAGGGTTATCACTAAGGTTCGTGATGTTCGTAATAGTATTAATTGCATACTCTACGGACGGGTCCACGATAGCGATAAGATTAGAGCTAGGCACGTTAGCTTTCTTCAAAGCAAAGAGTGCTTTAGCAGCATCAGTTACAGCAAAGGTTTCGTTCGTGCCAACACCAACCCAGCGATGGTCTGCTCCGTTGATAGCGTTGACTGCGGCAGCCGTTTGGCCGCCAGATGCACCACCTGCTGCTAGAGCCAAGATGTCCGTTTCAAGCTTCTCTGCGAGAGCACGAGCCTGTGACGGAACAAACTTAGATTCTAACTGCGAGGCATAGAACAAGTCTTGCCGTGCTTTTTCTGTAATGTAGTGGCCTGAAGACAGGTACTCAGTGATTGCGAAGGTGAACTCACCAGTGTCCAGAGCATCAAATACCACATCGGTATCTTCTGCATAGTCACGGATTGTAGATTCGCCAATACTTGGGATCGTGAATTGATCGCCATCAGGAAACTCGGAGAGCCAGTTTACCCAGCCTTGAGCTTCGAGATTGTCTTGGAGAACTTCCTTGAGTTGCGTACTCCAAATCTCTGAGCGTGTCAAAAGCGCACTGTTTGTCGTGTTCATTGACATGTTGTGTTTTCCTTTTGATTACGAGATTAGTTATTAAATCGGTCACCTAGTGCCACAGCATCTTTGTAGTACTGGCCTTGGATCTTTGAATCGTTCCAGTAGAGTGAAGACCCCATCTCTTTCTTGAGGTTGTCGTAGTAAGCTTTGGTCTTGTGACCGTCGATTACTGTCTCTTGGTGTGATTGCACTGATCCTACCTGTACTCCAGAGATCGCTGAGATACTCTGTGTTCCGGTACTTTGGTTCACTTCCATTAATGTTTGAAATGCAGTTGGGCTTTCCTCACTCAGAGTTTGTAGCTTCTCAACACTAATGTTGAGTTGCTTGGCTCGCTCTGCTACATAGGTACGGGCTGCTTCCACATCCCCGTTAACCTTATCTAGTACGGCTTGGTTAGCTTGCTTACGATTGAGTGCCTTTGTCTGAGACTCATGTTCGCCATCCATTATGGACTTCACCATATTACTCAGGTCATCTTCAGAAATGGGTTGGTTACCTTCCTTGAAAGAGTCAGCTTCCAGCTTCCCCTTTGCAAGATCTTCAATTGTCGCGAACTTCTTGCCTTCACCAACTAACTGCTGTAAAGCAGACTCTTCTACGCCCGTTGTCTGGGCAAATACATCTTCGTTCTGTTTCTCATCCGACATTGGTCTGTCCTTTATGGTAGTAATTTAATTATGCGTCTTATAGTTTTACGAGTGGCTGCATTAGCTATTGCTTCTGTGTGCCAATCTAGTTTACTAAAGTCTTCGTCGGAGCGATAGGTCTGCTCCATCTCTTCCTCTAGTATAGATACAAGACGACGACTGAAAAGAGTAGAGTTTTTTAGTGCAGTCTTAGACTGCTCCATCTGCTCTTTTAACTCTTCGCCTTTGTACTTCTCTCTATCTTCTTTGAACCATCTACTGTCCATTATTCAGGTGAATCCCATAGTATAATATCAAACCCTGCGTGTACGTGCCCATCTGCGAAAGCACACTCCACGTTAATTACAATGTCTGTCTTCTCTTGGAACCTGTAGTACGGGTTAAAGAAGTGTTGAAGTGGTGGTCCAGCTTCGGGTATGGCATTAGCATGCTTGACAGTTCTTATCGAGGAATCTGTATTGGTTATGGCTTGTAAAAGTATCTCTGTGGACTTCGGTGTCCGTGTTGCTGTGTCTATGTTAGATACAAAGTAGGAAGTCATGAATGCTGTCTTGTTGGCTGGGACAGTATAGACAGCCATTAGTGTTTGGTTTGCACCAACAGAGATGATTGCGTAGTCTACTGACTCAGCTGCGTTGTGTGCTCGTATGGTGCTGTCACAGGGTGTGTCACCCTTCAAGATCATCCTGAAGCACCTGAGTAGTGGTGTACCTAAAGCTACTGCTGTAGTGGTATCAGCAGCGTCTAGTGCTACTGTCTGTATTACTTGGTTCCAGTCTGCATCAAGCCCTTGTACTTCTATTAAAGCCCCACGGTTAGCAACTTGGTCAGCTGTCTGGCTCACATTCGTTATAACAGCCGAGGTAGGAAATGGGTATAAACCGCCACCATCCCATACGTCAGTCGGTGTGTCAACAGGGATTGGGTCAAGAGCACCAAACTTGTTGATGCTTGACAGTCTACCAAAGACTCCCATTGGTATTGTCAACGCTGGGTCGTTCAGCGGTTGCAGGTTTGGGGACATTGGAGTATGTGCCACTAGAGTAACCCTTGCTCGTCTTGTTCTTCTGCGTCATCAATAGCTTGTCTGTCTGCTATCTGTCCTGCTACGTTCTCTTGTGCTTGGGCAGCTATGCCTTGTGTCTCTTGAGACTCAGCTACGCGTATGTTATCTTGGACAAGGTCAAACTTGCCTAAGCCTAACATCTCCTCCATAAGTTCAGCTATCTTCTTACCGCTGACATGTGCTTGCACAGCGGGGTCTTGGTAAGCTGCTGAGTTAACAAATCCTAAGAGGTTCTGTACTATCTGGGCTTGTTGGGCAAAGTGTCTAGCACCTAGTGGGTAGAGCTTGCCTCGTTGGTTGAGAGTGTCAGGTGTAATAGATAGGAACTCTTGTATAGCAAAGTCATCGTTAAGTACTTTGACCATCTCTGCTGCACCTATGTTACGTCTAGCTACTTCTAGGAACTGGTTAAGCAGGGGTTCTACGAACTCCTCCTCAAACTTCTGTATCTTCTGTTGGAAGATTCTACCAGCTGCATTCTCTAGTGCTTGTACTTCAAAGGCTGTCTTCTCACCGGGGGTGCGTATACCCATCGCTTGTCTAGGGGCACCTGCCAGCTCCTCCATGTTCTGCATCAACCTGTCCATCTGGAAGTCAGCGTTCAACGCTGTAGCATCTGGTCGCATGACCTGTACGTCTGCGTCTAGGTCCATGTAGATCCGTCCACCCGGCTCCCATTCAAAGTCTTCTACCATCCCCTTGATGAGTGTCATTGGGTGTCCTATCTGGTCGAATACATCAGCCTTTAGATTCTCTAGGTGGTCTAGCCTGTACTGCATACCAACCAAGTTATCTAGTGGACCCATGCCCATCAGGTTGTCAGGTCGTGGTCTCCAGCTTACGTGCTCCTTATTAGAAGTACCTAGCCAAGAGTCGTACGGACCAGAATACACAACCTTGCGTCTGTCCATAACAATCACTCTGTGACCGGACATGACCTCACCTGTTTCCATGTCGAAGAGATCGCCTTCGTACTCTAGGAGTTCTACCATGTCTGTGGAGTAGTATGAAGATGCTGCACCAAAGCCATCAATCTGAAACCCTTCGCTCTTGTCTATGTCTGCGTCACCGTAGGCAGTCAAGGTCTGTCTGGTTTTCAAGCTGTCTGCTATGGCTGCTGGCACCCACTCAAAGGCACGTGGGTCACTGTCAAAGGACTCCTTCAACGAGCCTAGTGAGACTATACGTCTAGTTATCTTACCAGCGTTTTGAAACGAGGACGCTGTCAAATCGAAGTAGATGTCGTATGGGCTAATCCTGTTCAACCGTGGTCCACTATAGACTAGGGTGGACTGTCCGTCACCCCCTACGTGTACACTGGTCTCATGCGTTACTTCAGCAAAAGAGTTACCATAGTCTATGTAGTCGTAGAGTGCTTTACTCACAGCCTTTTTGAAGCCAGACTCCCTGATCTTCTGGATCATGTATGACTCAATCAACCTAGCTGTTTCCCTGTCAGCTGCGTCTTGCGTGGCAGCTTCCCACTTGAACCAGTTGTCGTTAGGGAACAAAGCAGCAAAGTAGTTAGCGTGTAGGTTGTCTCTTAGTTGAGACAGCTTAGGTACTGACGTATTGTTCTTCCACGGCAGCTTCTTGTTTGTGGTGTCTTCTGTGCTAGTCTGGAACAAGTAGTTGCGCAGCTCTTTAGATTGCTCTAGCCACTTGACGCATTCACCTCTCCAAGCCACGTACTTATTAGATACGAATGAAGCCATGTCATCTGGCTTAAGGATACCGTTAATCTCTTGGACGTTCTTAGTTGGTCTACTCATCCTGCGGCAACCCCACCGAATCTGCTAGAATATACTATGTTTGATCTTTGTCTTTGTGTGTGTGTCTTCATAGGGACTCTCATTATACCTACAGCTGCGTGTAGTGCATCCTTAATATCGTCGTTAGGTGGATTGTGTTGAATCAGTTCTTGTTCAAGAGTCTCACAGAGACCCCCTTCAAAGTGCCACACTGAGTTGTTGTCGTAGTAAGGCAGCAATGTATTCTGTATCCTCTCTTCCTTTGAACCCATAGTTCTAACAGGTCTGAACTTGTCTACGCTAAGAGCGAGTCCGTCTGACCTAATGTCATCCTTGATCCTCTCAGCTATAACTTCTTGAGCTGCTGTTACCTCTGCTCGTATCTTCCTAAAGCCCCACTTCAAGTGTCCGTTGTAGACCATGTTGTAGTACTCTTGTGTTTTGTTAGTCTTCTTACGTTGTATGTCTAGGATGTAAATGTTACCGTCCCAGTCTACCCCTATCACTACCATCGCTGTGTAGTCAGCACTATCCCGTAACGAGAAGGCGAAGTCGATAGCAGCAAAGACGTTTAACGGTCTGCCGTTGTAGTGCCACTTACCCTCTAGCTTCTTTAAGAACTCAGGGTTGTAGTGTTGGAACAAGTCAGATGGTATAGCCTCGTTGCCGGGGTCATTCGGATTGTTGTAGTACTGTGCATAGAACTGTGTCTTGTCTAAGTACTTGGCTCTCTTCCTAGCTAGTATCTGAGGGTTGAAACCAAACCACGCACCGTTACCTTGTTGCTGTCTAGGCCAAAGGAAGTTACCTGTGCCATCACCTAGATCCTCTACCTCTCTTTCAAACACCTCGTAGACAAGCGAACTGTCAATGATCTCACCGTCTTTGGAGTATACATCTTCTGCAATAGTGAGCAGAGTTCCGTATAGATCCTTTGGGTGATAACGGGTTCCGACGATCCACTCCCTTGCATCTGTTGTTTCAATAGATGAGAGCAAACTGTATTGGTTCTGAACCTTAGTTCTGCCTTCTGCTGTGAACGCATTCTCTTTTACTACTACGTCATCCAGTACTGCTATGTTACAGTGCAGCCCGGTGATCTGGGTTGTAAGACCAGCAGCCACGACTGTTGCGTCACGGACTCCCTCAGCTGTTCGCTTAGGGTGGTCAACCATGATCTCTTTCTCTGTCCACTTGGTACGCTTGCCTTCGTCCGGGTGGATCATGTCAGGCCAGTAGCGGCGATAAACGCCAGAAGCTAGGATGTCCTTAATGAACTTCAACTGCTTCTCTGCTAGTCCCGACGTAGAGGATATGTAGAGAATGGTTACTGCTGGGTTCCGGGTTATTTCCCACGCGACCCGGTACGCGACCATAGCTGACTTCTGGTGGTCCCTTGGGAGGAGACACATCTGGTTCTCTTTAGAATCAGAACGGGTCCACCACTTTATCAGCTCCTTGTGACAAGCTCCTAGTACCCTGTGAGGGGCAACGAGCCTAATGAATTGAAGCAGGTCATCCTCTGCTGACTGCCGTATTGAGTTCTTATCGACCTTCATTATAGAGAGTCGAAGTACCGTTTGAAAGCATCTGGTAGGTCGTAGTCAATGTCGTCAGAAAGCCCTTGTACAGATATAAGTGCTCGTCTATAGTCTGTGTCTAGGTGACCCACTCGTGTTATACCCGAATCGTCTATGAAGTCTTGGAACCTTTGCTCAGTAGTTGGCAGACTGTCTCGTGGGTAAACTATATCAACTACCGAAGAAGAAAATGGCAGATTTAGTCCGTTACTCCAGTTTTTTAGCTGGAGGTCTGTTACCCTAGTGTCGTCGTAAGCGACCTCTGCTATGTGACCATCCCATGCGCGAGCGCTTGCGTTAAAAGGTCGCCCGATTCTTACGGAAGTAATAGCAGTACCAGTATAGTTATAACTCGAATCAGGCATCTGTGATCCTTGAACACCATTTAGATAACCGTCGACGTTATTGAGTTCCCAGCCATTTCCTAATTTGTATTGCGTGTTTGAAACAAGGTCGTTTCCCACCGTTCGCAGCGAAGTTACGCCAGCTGCTGACCAAGTCTTCAAGTCATTATCACCATTAGGTATGGCAAGGCTCTGAGCGATATTTACGGAGTTCTGGTAGGTTGAGAAAAGACCAATATCATCACTAGAGTTGAGTGTGTTTAATCGGCGCGACCCGTAGAAATCGAAGTACCAAGAACCTATATTTCTGTCATCGTTTAAGAATCCTAAGTCTGTTCCAGCTACTGGATTAGCTTCTCCCAGACTGGCTGCTGTTGCATCCTCCCTTCGTATATGTGCAGCAGGATACGGAGTTTGTGTAAGACCCGCTGGACCCATATACCAGTCAGCGTTGGTAGCATTAGTAGTACCAGTACCACTAGTTCTAGGGATAAAAACAATCTCGCCAGCAGTAATTCCAGCTTCCAGTTTCCCTGCAATCCAGAAACGATTCCATCCGTCATACCCCGGAATCACGCCATAGTCTAATAGAGTACAGCTTCCCTCTACGACGGTTTTTGTAATTACTCCATCTTTTATGTCAGCCCAAGCCTGAAAAGCATTACCGGGAGCATTGTCATCCCGAAAACTAAATTGAATGTAGCGACAGGATGAATCTTTTTGTTTGAACCATAACGACAGACAATGAAACTTGTTAGCAGTAATGGTTACTGATTTTGCATAGAGCGAGTAACCCGTACCACCAGCAACACTGCCGCCAGTCATGTGTGCATCTGGCCCAGTCGTGGCATCAGGTGTGGTGACCACGCCGCCAGATGCGGTCCAACCTGTCCCTCCTACGTCTTGGTTGTAAGAACAAAGTTCCCCGGTTCCGCCACTCGCGTCAAGACCTTTGGGGTTGATTGCTGTACCGTCTACTGCACAAGCGTAGATAGCAACGCCTTGCGTAGCAACTGAAAGCTGGTACTCACCAGCACTCACATTAGATTGTCCTGAGACATCTTCTAGTTGAGCGCCCCACATATACATCCCGTTACCAGCAACCCCGTTGTGAGCTAAAACATCATCACCAGTTGACATCTTAAAGCCGATATTGAGCGTAGCAGGAAAAACTTTAATACCTGCCTCGCAACGATACCAACCATTACCAACGCTTGTAATCTTTGCCGATCCCGACTCGTAATATGTGCCGCTTGTTGTGCCTATTGATCCTGAGCCAGAAAGATGAAAGAAAACCTTAAAATTAGATGATGTCGTCAGAAAAAACTGCAACCACTCTCTTTCATCTGCTTTTGCGTACATTGAAACTGTTTGTACATTAGCGCCTGTTATAGCGTACTCGATGTTATGAGCGACACTGACATCAGTCTTTTCTTCAATCTTTAGCGCCGTTGTCGCACCGTCTGGCGCAGTGATGGGAGTGCTGCCAATTGTTGCGTTATTAGCAACCCATGTCGCACTAAAGTCCTCACTGTAGGTCAGCAGATTCTTAACATACCTTGCGCCATCGACAATAGGTACGTTGTTATCAAGATCACGCATGACCTTATCGTTGTCGAGAACAGTAGCAACTGAACTTCTAGTGTGTGTAAGAGTAGTGTTGCTGACAGGTTCATTCCAGCCATTAACCGAATCCCACAGCTTCAAGTTGTCTTCGTTTAGACGATTAGAGAATGGTAGGTGTAGTGTTATACTCATATCTAATCCTATACTGGTGTGTGTGCTGTTGAGCCAGTTGCATCAACCCATGTCGAGTTATCAGTTGATCCTGTGGCGTAGACTGGCTTGTTAGTGTCTGTGTTGAACACTACCGTACCTTCCGTCTTATACGATGCAGTGTTTGCGCTATCAGTTGCATCTTCTAGTCTTGCTGTCGTGTACGTTGGCAGCCTCAAGTGGCCAGCCACCCTAAACCCATTAAGAACAGACTGGTTGCCTTGCTTGCTGACATAGTAACCAGAGTAACTCTCTGGATTTTCTGACATCGCATGGATGCCCATAAACGTGCCAGTTTTTGAAGAGTCACGGTTTGCAATAAAGCGAATGATGAGTTCGTATGGAGCACCACCAACAAGACCAAAATAGTTTAGGTCTTGGGGGTTTTCGTCAGCCTCACTTGCACAATTTATTAGAACATTATCTGTTATATCGCCACCACTAGTCTTTGTGATGATCTGCTGCTGCCTAAACGCTCCGTTGGAATTCAACGAAGTGTACAATTCTGTCATTCTAACACCTGATATTCCGGTGGCTCGTATCTCAATAACGTCTTCATCTGTGACTGCTTGTGCGTTAGCTTTGAACGTGGCGTAGAGACCGTGGAGCTGGAAGATAGTCTCTGGTCTGGTTAGGGTATGGTCAGTAGATACAGTAATCCCGCCAGTTGCACTGTTCGTTGTGTAGGCATCATGCTTAAGTTCAACAGTTACGGCTTCAGCGGCTGCGTCTTTAGGGTTTGGCGAATGACCCCCACCGGGGCCACCAGCAGTTACCGTGTAGCCATTTGCGATAACAGCCGTGACTGTCATCTTTACATTGTTGAAATGTTCCGAGTGGCCGCTTACTGTAAATTTCTCTTTCACAACGAGGGTTGGTAGTTCACCTAGCGCAGAAGTAATATTAATAGTGCTTCCACTTTTGTTTGAAAAGACAATGTCCGAGACTGCAACATCATCTAATGGATAATCCGTACCCTTGTACTGGGACACAGTCACCGTGTAGCGATCCTCCAGACACCACAGCCCATCGTAGAAAGCTGCCATCACCATTCCAGAATTGGTGAGGCCGCTATTCCTACTCAACCAAGGAATCATTCCTCTTGGGGCATTTAGTGGGCCAAGAGCGTTAGGTCTTAACATCGACCCAATATTACTTCTAACTGCAGTGGAGATAGTAGATATAACAGTGTTACCAGACCCCCTGTTCTCCAAGAACTTAGCGTGACGGTATTGACCATCTGCTGGATTGCCGGGTGATGAGTAAGCGCCGCTGCCTAGATCCCAAGGCTTCACATCAATGTAATTACTGCCAGTCCCTATATAGCACATTGCTTCGCCAGTTTCGTTGGGGTGTATCTGATCGCGAGATTGTACTATCCCGTCAATCCAGTTCCCACTGAGCGTCTTGATCCGACAAGCTTGTTTCGCACCGTCAACTCTCATTGAGATGTGAAGAGAGTTACCCCATTGATTACGCCCTGACGCTACGCCGGGATCATCAAAGGCGCGCTTCACGTTCACACAACGAATCTTGATGTCTTGCCCTGAGACATATCCATACCCTTGTACGCCATCACCCTCCCAGTCGATGCCAACGACGGTCATGCCTTCGCCTTCGTTGCCTATCGTGGTGCGGTTTCCTACACCGTAGACTTCTATTTGACCACCCCATATCGAAGGTTGTCCGTTGTAGCCCCAAGCATTAGCAGTTCCCGGTGTGTAGTTGATAGCGTTGCTAGTGTAGCTTGTCTTATCCTTCACGCAAAGAGCTGGATAACCGAGGATAAGGACTTCTCTCCAGCCTATGTTAAAGAACGGAGTATCTTGGCTAGCGTTATCCTTATAGAGTCTGCAATAATTGTTTACTGGCACACTGATTTTGTTTGGCGGCGTTGGGTAAGAATCCGTGTAATACCAACTAGTCGGACTACCATACACTCCTTGTTCACAGATAACGTGAACTTCTTGGTTGAGAGTTACTTGTCCATCGACCCTGAATGAACCATATGGGATGTAGACGTTGTGCGTCGAATCAACAGCTTGTTGAATTGCTTGCGTACTGTCAGCACCACCATCAACAGCACCGTAACGGCGAATGTCACCGGGTGGGTATCTAGTGTCACTAGGAGTGATAGCTTTTCCAAGCTCCCTTGTTGTTTGGTCATAGTTTGCGAGGGTTGCGTTCCCAACCACTGTGGAGACTGAAGCATACTTCGTGCTGCCTTTAGTCCCACTAGTCTTGTCAGAAAGGTCTTTGACTTTGATTAAGTCTGTATCCTCTACTGCTCCTACTACTTCGTAACCTGCGTATCTAGCCATCTTAAAATAAGTATCCTATTGTTATCATATCTTGTCCCATGTTAGGCATACCAGAACCGACGTTTGAGTAGTGTCTAATGTTTATTGTGACTCTGTTTTGTGGACGTATCTCCACAGATAAAGCCAAGTTAAAGTTCTTTCCTAAAGCCCTGTTGGTATTTTGGAAGTACGCTGGGCCAGCACCTACACAAACTCTGTCATCCTCTACCCAACAGAACCTCCGTTGTGCTTGCACCCAGATGTTCTCGTTAAGCTTAGAGAAGTAACCTTGTCTGTCTGTCACTTCTTGTTTATAGATGTACCCCATGCCTACACTGTACTTAGTGCCGTACGAGCCACCCCACATTTCTTGGAAGAACGCTACTCCGCTTTTTGAGAACTGAGAACTAAGGAACCCAGCACCTATCTCAACCTGAGACTCAGAGTTAGCATTTGCTGACAAGAACAGCAGAGCCACTATAGCTAAGATTCTCAAATGCCTAACCTACTAGCTTCTTCAGCTAAGAGCTTTTCTTCTTTTGATTCTTCTCTTAGGTTAGTTGCCTTCTCTGCTTTAGAGGGTCGTCCTCTCTTGAGCTTAGTCACACTAGAGTATCTCTCTGCTAGCCACTTAGTGGCGCTCACACCTTGTGGTGTGCCCTTAGCCTTGTCAGCTACCTCCATCATCTCTCTGTACCGATCTGATTCAAACTTAGTTTGCAACTCAGCTCTCCATCGTTCTAATGTTGGTTTGAACCACTCTGCGTTAGAGAGTACTTGCCAATGTCTCCAAGAGCCTAAAAGAGCTATTGCTTGAGAGTACTCAGTTGGATCAGCTATCTCCATGTACTTGAGGTACATTGACATGGCTCCTCGGTGGTCATAGTCTTTAAGCGTAAACGGGGCTGGGTATTTGTCTATCTTGTTTTCGACAAACAAAGAGAGGGTACGGAAACGTCCCATCGAATCTTTGAGCTGCTTGTACGCGTCAGCCCCATCTACTATTGTATTCTTTGCTAGTGGCATATTGTTTCCTTTAGGGCGCATGGTCGAACCCGGTTGTCCCTATTGAGAGGCAGCTTCAACTGCTTGCAGGGGTCCGGGCCGACCACACTTTAATTGTTTAGTACTGGTGGTCTAGGCAGTTGATCTGTCAACACAACCCTTACAACTTCGTTTGAAGGGTCAGACTCTAAGCCATTAGTTGCTACAACAGTAGCGTAGCAGATGTGTGTGCCTACGCTGAGTGTGGTAGTAAAGCTACCATCTGATCCACTTTCAGTGGCGACTAGTGCTCCGTCACAGTAGAGCCTAGTCTCTTGGATCTCAGAGAGAGGCAGAGGTGTACCGTCTACATACTCCGAAGGAGGCACGTAACTAAAGTCAACTTGCACGGCTAGTGCGGCTGCCACTACACCGAGTGTAACCAAAATTGAATATACCCACGCTTTGAATTTCTTCCAAAGCTGTCTAACTTTATTTCTAATTGACACACGTGTCTCCTCACTAGTTTTCGGAAACGAAAAGCTGTTTCCTATTAAATTGTGTATTAGTCCTGTTATATAGCGCCCGTTCTCTCCGGGCGCTTAAGAGCACCGCTATTCGGTGCTCTATCTCTCTCGGACCCTTAGGGTAGAGAGAGATTAAGTATTTAACACCTTCTCTCGTTCCGCCTTCGAGCTTCTCAGCGAGAAGGTGTATACTATAGACTTCTTTAAGGAAGTCTTATATTTCTTAAGCCTCCCTATGTTTAGACAAGTTCTAGAGCAAAAAGTTCCATTTATTTTTACCTTTTTGTTCAAGTTTTTTCTAAGTGTTTGATATTCGGTTGAATTTAGTTTTGGTCGAACATATGCTTTTTCGATTCTCAACAT